GACTGGATCTCTCGATGTGGGCGGCGGGATTAACGTGGGGACGGGCGATGTCGCGCTGGTGGGCACAGACGGCAAGATCAACGGTCCCTTGTCGTCCACCATTATTGACGACCTTAGCGGGGCGAATCTAACGTCCCTTGCAGCCGGAAACATCTCTTCGGGCACCGTGGCCACGGCCCGTCTCGGGTCAGGCACCGCGAGCAGTTCAACCTTCCTCAGAGGGGACAGTTCGTGGGTTGCCGTGTCGTCCAGAACGCCACACGTCAACGAGGGTCGCCTCACGCTGACCTCTGGAACTGCTGTAACCACGGCAGATGTTACCGGGGCTGGCACCGTTTATTTCGCGTTGGATAAAGGCGACCAGATCGCGCTCTACGATGGAAGCAGTGCGTGGGAGACGGTCGTCTTCGCTGAGATGTCCATTGCGCTCTCGGGAGGCACCGCCTCCAAACCGAATGATATCTTCTTGGACTACAACGGTGGAAGTCCTGCGCTTGCCATTCTCACCTGGACGAATGACACCACACGCGCAACGGCATTGGTCAAGCAAAACGGGGTCTGGGTGAAGACCGGAGACACCCAGCAACGCTATCTCGGAACGCTGTGGCTAGACTCATCAAGTCAATGTGCGGACTCGTTAGCCACCCGTCATTGCTGGAATCTGGACAATCAGCGACCACGAGCGATGGAGCGATTCGACACAACGGATAGCTGGACGTATACCAGCGGATCCTATCAACAGGCGAATGGTTCGGCGCTCAATCAACTGGATGTCGTGACTGGTCTAACATCACCCGTCCTTGCGTGGCTCGGCGCGATTAGTGTCAGCACGGGAGCAGGTCGATGGAGACGAAACGCCATTGGCCTTGATGGGACAACGGCTATCGGTCAGACGGGTCTCACGACGCCACCAGCCGGTGAAGGAGGAATGGCCAGCGCAGTGGTGAGCGAACGCTTGTTGGGGCGTCACTATCTGACATGGCTGGAAGCGTCAAGCGCTGCGGATACCACGACGTGGTATGGGGACAACGGAAGCGCGGATTTGCAGTCAGGTCTGACCGGCCTTGTCTTCGCGTGAGGTAAGTTCATGCACTACGACACCGTCGCTCTCCTAGATCGATACGCCCGTCGTGAGGGTCTGCCCATGGTCGGTGCGTCTATTGGACTCATGGATGACAGGTCTACGTGGAGCATTCAATTCTCCGATGATGCAACACAGAGCGACCGGGACAAGGAAGCCGCAACGATTCAGAGTTTCGATGAAGCGGCTGAAATGGCCCTCGCGCACGAGGACACGATTGATGCTCAGCTAGACGAGCCGGTCGTGTCTGCGCTCATCGAGGTGCTGGCTTCCGAGACGTCATATACCGCAGACGAACTTCGAGGATTGATGAAGGATCAACTCGCGGATACGTGATCCATGAACGACCATCAGCGCTTCACCGGGATCAATTTGCCGGACGGCGAGGTTGGTGCGTGGAAATCGCTCTGCGGCACCGAGTCAAAGGATATTTGTCGCATCTACGAAGAGGTGGTCGGGGCCTATCCTTCCGACGACCTGATTGGTGAGGCGAAATGGGTCCTCGGCGGCTCCGTGTTTTACGGCGGCGCAGTCAAATGCCGGTCGCTTGACGAGTATCGGGCATGGCTGACCGAGAAACATGNGCTAGATCCGCTGCCGCCAGCGGGGAACGGACTCCGTCACGACTGCCGCACGATGACTGCGGCCCTGCTCTACCCCGCCAGCCCGCAGTGGCTGTTTAGCGAACGCGCCCTGTCGCTCACCAACTGGGACATCGAGGAGTATCTCGACACCCCAGAAGCCATGGCTGTGGATGGGATTCCCATCACGCTCAATGTCGGCTACAAGGATAGTGTCCATACGCTGCGCTATGACAGCCGGGTGAACGTCGACCACACGAAGTATGTCCTGAAGAAGCTCATCGACGCCGACAAAGCCCCGATTGCATTCGTGAGCAATCCTGAGTTCTTCTGGCAGCAACTGAATAAGCAGACAGCTCCTTACTTCGACCTATGCGAATTTGTCGGGAAGGAGTTTGGCGCGCTGGTGAGCTGCTTCGTGATGATGTGGGAAGTCGGCAAAGCCTTCGATGGGGACCATCTGGAGGACCGCTGGACAGCGGTGAAGCGTCTTCGCAGGGGTACTGAGCGTGCGGAACGGGGTGACGTGCGGATCTTCCAGCACGAGCGGTCGCTGGAAGGTATTCCCCGCTCAGACTTCAAGAAAGTTGACCAACGATACACCGGCAGCGCGTTGCAGACGGGATTTGACACGTCGCTGCCCGATTGTGTGTCCTTCGTGAAAGATAATGTCGATCGGTGGCGCCGCTATGAGCCGCAGCACACGGTGCTGGTGGCTGAAACCTCAATTCCGAGCATCTACGTTGGACAGCCATGGACGCCATCCCGCACTTTCTCCGAGGCCNCGGCGTGGTCGAAGGCGATTGTGAACGGTTCTAAGTGTTCCACCGACTGGTCTGGCGGCTATCGGCCATGACAAAGCATGAACCTATGAACGGTCTCCCATTGTGGATGAAATTTGTGTCGTGGGTAGGGGTGCCGTCCAGCATCGCCATCTACCTGATCTGGTTCCTGACGACGACCATGCTGTCTGCGATCTCGACGCACAATAACGAGCACGCCGCCGAGATGCGCGTTCTCACAGCGGTGATGCAGCAGGTCTGCGCCAATACGGCGGAGACCACGTCGGAACGGTCCCGATGCTTCCCCACCGTGCGGTAGCGCCATGGCCTATCCCATTCAGACGCAGGTCTTCTCAGTCTTCCTCGGCACCCAGGAGGGGATCCATTCCGTCGCCCTCCCGGCCATCTACTCCTCAAGCGGGAGCCGGAATCTCTGGATTGACAAGCTGGGCCGCGCGAAGAAGATTCTCGGCTACGCCAAGCAGAATAGCTCCGCCGTCACCACGAATACCGGGGGCAGCGCGACCCGACTGCGGGCGCTCCGTGCCTATCGTCAGACGGGGGCCACGTTTACGCGCCAGTTGATTGGCGTGTTTGATGACGGCACGGACGAGTACGAACTCTGGTACAGCACGAATGACGGTGTTGCCTGGACCTTCATTNCCGATGGCGATCTGGGNGCCGACTCGGTGGNCTCGATTCCCGACTTCGCGCAAGTGGACAACACACTNTTCTTCGCCAACGGGGTGGTNGCGCCANGGGCCTGGAACGGGAGTTCGCTATCCACGGCGGGGGCCACGGGAAAGTCTCCCACCATCACCGCTTCGNTCAACACCGATGCCGGCCAGTTGAACGGCTCCTATACCTGGAAGATGGTTAGCGTGGACGCGGCCGAGGCCCGNTCAGCCGGGTCGGTGACCTCGAACGTCATCCAGCTTCAGGATGAGCAGGCCGATCTCTCCTGGTCCGCTGATTCAGACACCGATGTTACAGGCTACGAGTTGTATCGAACCACCGGAACGGGCACGAATTTCTACTTCGTGACCTTTATCGACGGGCGCACGACGACGAGCTATACCGACAATGCGTCCGACCTTGACATTCTCGAACACCGCCTCCTGGAGGAGCATGGTGATGCCCCAGCCACCGGTAGTTACTTTTGCGAGCCGCACAAACAACGCCTCTGGTGGGGACGCACCGACACAAATCCGCGCCGTGTCTTCTGGAGCGATCCAGGACTCCCCGATCAGGTGGGAGCGTATAACTACCTGGATTTCACCGATCAAAGCTCTGTCGGGGACATTGTCACAGGCATGGTGGGGAATTTCGAGGGAATGCTGGTCGTGTTCCTTGAACGCTCCATCTGGACCGTCAGCGGCACTGGACAAATAGTCTCCGACATCATGGACTGGGTTCGGACCAAGTCCAATGCGGTGATTGGCGCGGTCTCCCACCGTGCAGTTGTTCGCGTGCCGGCGGGGGCGGTCTACACCGATGCCTCCGGGACGCAGGTGACGACGAGCCGGGTGATGCTGGGATATTTCACTCCCCTGGGGGACATTCGGCTGTTCGACGGGAACAACGACGTGGTGATTTCCACCCCGGTGAAGGAAACGCTGAAGACATTCCTCTACGCCCAGATTGGCAAGATCCACGTCACGCACGACATCGAAAACGGGCACGTCGTCTGGTTCTGGCCCGGACCCACCGCTGTGGGCGACGATGCGGAGTGCAATCAGGCGGTGGTCTGGAACTATCGGTGGGGCGTCTGGTACGTCTGGCCAACGATGCCGATGTCTGCGTCCACCACGGTGGAAACGTCCTCAGATACGCAGATCATCCTCACGGGTGAGGCCCAGACCTCGAAGGGCGGCTTCTGCTACAAGTTTTTCAGCGGTGATAGTTTTGATGGGTCCAACATCCCGACGCGCTGGATGACGAAGGTCATTTACGGGACTGACAACTCGTGGGATGTGCGAGCGCCGCAGCAGTTGATGTCGTATATCAAGCGGTTCCGCTGGGTAGATATTATCGCTGAAGCGGATTCGGACGTGACACTGACGATCGAGTGGATGTCGGGGAGTTCCTCGGATGAGGCGGTGAGCCGTGGAGCCGCGTCACGGGCGATTGAGCCATTGGGGCTTCAGCTCATCACCGATGACGGCAACGGCATCCAGACTGCCGATGGGTCGAACATCACA